GATAGGGTGTTTAATTCTGCAAATACTTTATCTGGATCTACACCAAGGGCTAAGGACTTTTTAGCGCTTGCCCAAGTTTGACCTTTTATATCCGTACCCTTATCTCCTGCAAGGGGGTTCTGCATACCTTCAAAATACTTATTTAGTATTTCTTTTTTCTCAGGGGTAAACCAGCTTTGTTCAGCTAGACTTTCTCCATTAGGTTGGTAAGTTTCAAAGTCTACTAAGTAACTTGTGTCTTCTAAAACAGTGTTAATGTCAAAAGGTAATTCAGCCGCAGCAGCTACAGCATCCCAATCAATATCTCCTACTGAGGCATCCCAACCACCGCCACCTATGGAATCTAAAGTTAAAAGTAAATTAGCAAAGTCTTCGCCGTAACTCTCTTGGATAGAATCAATAGCAAGAGTAATATTACCCGTTGAAGCATTCTGAGAAGGCATCGAATGTTTATAGGCTTTGTACGATGTTGGAAACCACTCAGGGGTAGCTAAAGCGCCCATACCTAGGAAAGTTTGGCCGGGATACCGTTGCAGAGAATACTCATCAGACCATCGGTCACGAGATACTGAAGATTGCCACTCTTTAAAAGATTCTAGTTGAGATAGAGGAGGCGTTACATAATCAAAAATACTGCCGTCTTCAAGAAAATCCCAGTAGTCATCTTCACCAGTACCACCTAAGTCTGGGTCAGAATATAGGGGATCTTTGGTTTTTGAAGGATCATTTGAATCATCAAAAGGATCTTTATGTTTTGGAATATGCGGCATCTTACGTAATCTCTAATATGCTTGCTACAACGTGTAACCTATTAGCAGTAGCCGCAGTGACTTTTAGTATCTCAGTAGGTTGTAATACTAGAGGGGCAGTTAATAATTCTACAGTAGCATTAGCGCCAATAGCTTTTGTCTTAAACAAACTAAACACCGAACTACCATTAGTTACAGTAACAGTAATTGTGTCCGCATTACCAGAGTCTTCAGAGACTAATATAGACTTAACAATGCCTGTAGTTATGCCAACCGCTGTGTACAACGTAGTTACACTATTAGCAGTTAGGTCGAGTTTTGCATTTACGTAAGTATTAGCCATTAGCTCATAAACCAAGTAGAGGCTTCAGATTGCTGATTATACGTAGTGTTGCGAAGCGCGTTGTCTATTTGATTAAAGTAAATACGTAGTATCTTGTTAAACTCTTCAAATTCTTGCGCAACATACTCTTCTGGGGGGTATGGCAGCGCGGGCGCACGGAAAGGTACAAAATATCTAGTTCTGTCTACAGCCATTATCGTCTACCATCAGGTCGCATATCAATTCGGGGAGAACCCAACTGCCAAGTTACTCCTTCGGCGCTAGACTCTATTTTCATAGCCATTTGACGGCCTCGTACACGGGTATATACTTCGCCTGTAAACTTCTCTACAGGTGTTACAGCAGTTCTAGTAATAGCGCCAGTGTTTGATCCCCCCTCAGACAACGGGTTGTTATACCCTGAACCAGAATTAGCTAGAGGTAGCAAAGACATAGTAGCACTAGGAGAGTTTACTAGAGACCCATCAAAAGTAATATCTGGTATCAACCGATGAACAAACATAAACTGGTGCCCATCATCAAGATCAAACTGAGCAGACTCTATAAAGGCTGCAATAGGAGCTGTAGTACCTGTCTCATTATCGTCAACGCCTTCTTCATGGTCAACTAGATTAAAGGTATAAGTAGCTGCTAAGGGGTTGTTTCTAAGTCCAGAGTCTAACCAAGCAGAGCGAGACAAGGTGCCGTAGTACCATACATCTTCTAGGTAGTTATACACCACATACTTGTTTGCTACCGTAGAGCTGCTAGAGCAGTAGAACCACCATACTTCGTGATATGACTCTATCGTGCCAGCAAATACCTGTGGGTACTGAGTAACATTAAAATCGTTAAATATAAACTTACGTAAGTCACATCGTAAAGGCTTGGTACGTCCATCGTACATATAGAACTTGTCTCTACCCATCCAGTAAGCTACACCGTTTGCATAGGCTACAGCATTTTGTGATGCTATAGATGTGTTCTCACCTACTAACTGAGCAGTCCACACAGCAGGGGCACCTACATACTGCAACGCGTATACAGCGGAATCCGTCCATACTAGTACTTCTTGACGCGATTGCTTTGCAGCAATAATGTTGGTGCCATTAGACAGTATTAAATCACCTGCCTGATTAGTAGCAGAAGGTGTCCAGTTTGTAGCGTCTTCTTGGTCTGACCACCGTATGAGCATAGTGTTTAGAGCAGATGACCCTAACTCGTTACACCCAAAACAAAATACAAACCTGCTTATGTCAGATACTAATGTTAAGTTTTGAATAGTGGGTACGTTAGATGCGCCACTTAAAGAAGCTAAAGCTACGCCTCTTTGATTTAAGTTGTTTGTTGCGGATGCATCCCAATAGAATAACGTGCCTCCACGAGGGCCAAATACAAGGTCTTCACCAAAGTTGGCTTGACTCCACTGGCGTACTTCTTCTACTGACTCAGCGCCTATACCCCATAGCCCAGAACCCCAAGAAGACGCGCCCCAACCTTGAATAGGTATAGCAAATGCGGGGCCAACATTTATCTGGTATGCCGCAGTAACTGAACTACCACCCCCTGTAGCACCGCTTGAAGCGTTTGAACCCGCAACGATGGTATAAGATGTTGCACTGGCAAAGTCTATTATTTGGAATTCGCCATTTAAGTCCAACCCACCTACAGCATCGGCACCGCTAAAAGTAACAAAGTCACCTACTGTGTACCCGCCAGTAGCGTCAGTAACAACAACATTAGCTGAATTATTAGTAGTAACAAACGGGTTATTACCAAGAGTGGCCGCTGTCTTACGTAAAGGAGTTATGTCGTAGTAGCCTCCGCCGTTCTCAATGTAAAACTTGAGGTTTGTGCCTAGACCTACTAAGTTCTGACTGCCTAGTGTTACCCAGTTCCATATAGATCGACATACACCCAAGAACACTGCGTCAGATATACGCTGCCACCCACCAATCTTTTCCGGCGTACCTTGACGAAACCGCACCTTATCACATTCGTACCAACCACCTTCGTTAGTATATCTAGTGTTTTCGCGGTTAACGCCTGCTTTCAGTGCTAGTTTTTTGAGCGGCATAATCTTTTCCTAGTAACACCAACACATCTGTTCAGTCTTACGCGTGTCTACGTGTACAAAAGTTTTAGCGACCCCTACGGACATTCCCATAGCTGAAGCATGTTTTACAATAGCTAGGCGTTGTGCGCCTCCAGAGACTTTAATGTCAGCGGCAATGCCGGAGGCATGGGTTCCGGGAGTACTTTTACGGGCTTCTGCGCTGTGAGTTTTACTGCGAAACCCGCTAGTAATTACAAACGGAAAACCACAAGCCGCACGTAAATGGTCAAGAGCTTTTATAAACTCAACGTCCATCTTGTTTTCGCCTGTCTCTTGGCAATCAAAATCTTCTATCTTAAAGTACTTAAACTGTTCCATTACTTTTCCTTTGCTACCGCGTTCTTTTTTTCGTATGAACGCATGGCCCCCATGCCTAACATGCCCATTAGAACAGGCGTTAATAGGGAGGGGTCAACTGTTGGAACTTCAAACCAGATAGAAAGTATCTGAGATATAATAACATTATAGGCAAGCCCCACACCGCACGTCCAGCCGACGAAGGGTCTCCACCCGCCGATAAACAGAGAGCCAGACTGGGCTTCAGCCTTGTTTAACTCAATCTGTGCTAACGCGTTATCAGCCGCTGCTTTGTCGCTCATAGTAGCAATTTCATGTGCCAGAGCGTTCTTTTGATCTTTATCTTCTATGAACTTGTCAAGAAGTCCCGTTACTGGGCCGATTAAAGAAGCTACGATACTCATTACAATACCCTATCGAGTAAGGCAGAGCCTAGTATTAACGGGTACATACTCCAAAGCATGAGTTCCGCTTTCTTAAACTTCGCAGAGCCACTGTCTAACTGCTTCTCAATATTAGCATACCGGACACTACATTCTTTCTCGTGCCCCTCAAGACGGATTAATACTTCCTTTGCAGTAGCCATTTTGTCTCCTCAAGAATTATAGTGTACACTTTTAGCTTCTCAGCCTTACCTTTTGCTTCGATAGGTGGTAATGATTGTAACTCACTATTGGCTTTTTGTGCAGTGCTCTGACCTATCAGTATATCAACACCCGCCGCTTTAGTTCCAGATTCAAGCCTAGCTGCAATGTTAACAGCATCCCCTATGGCTGTATAGTCAAAGCGTTGCTCTGATCCCATGTTACCAATGATCGCATATCCACTGTTTATGCCTATACCTATCTTGATTGCAGGTAGTCCTCTCTCACCAAACTCAACATTAAGTGCCTCCATATTAACTTGTATCTGTCTGGCACACTTTATAGCCCAGTTCTCATGGTCTTCTAGGTCTAGGGGCGCACCAAATATAGCCATCATGGCATCACCAATATACTTATCTACCATACCATAGCATTCGGCAACGGCAGATTGCTGGGCTGTAAGGGCTTTATTCATTATATAGGCCACTTCTTCGGGCGTTACACTCTCTGACAGGGCCGTGAACCCACGAACATCGGTAAACAGGAACGTACAGTACCGTTTTTCACCCCCTAACCGTAGTAAATCAGGGTTTTCTTGCAGTCTTTTGACTTGTCTTGGATCTAAGTAGTGCTCAAACTGCTTCTTAATTAGCTGTCTTAGCTTAAATTGTTCTTTGTAATTAAGGTAGAAGGTAGCAGATGCCACAACAAACTGGGAGATCATTGTCCACGTTACATCTATTAAGAACCCACGATGTATAAGAGCTAGGCCAAACGCACCCATACCTATTATTGCGGCGGTTGATAGGGCTAAACCAAGGTAAACCCCTAGGTAGTTAATAAAGACAAAGACTAGTAGCACGCCAAGGACAAAGTTAAGTATCTCGTACAGTTGAGCTTCATTAGGTATCATAGGCATGCGCTTGTTAGACGCATGAATAATAGTCTCTGCTAAGGATGCTTGTATCTGGTGGGGGTAAAGTAGTCCCTTGGGGGTAGCAACCTGTGGCAATATACCTTTAGCTGTAGTTCCTACTACTACCACTTTACCTTCTACATCCATTTTATCTAGTGATGTTCCTTCCGTAGCCACCCAGTTGACCCAGACCCTACCGTCACTGTCTGTTGGTATGGGGTTAAGCTGCTTAACCCTTACTTCTTGTATACCATTAGCATTGGTCTTAATCACGTACGTACTTGTTCCTGTAACAGCTTTTAGTAGTTGAGTGCCAAAACTAGCCATCCACCCATCAGGACTACGCATTAACAAAGGCATACGGCGCACTAAGTTATCTACATCAATAGGGGCAGATACTATGCCTTGTAGGGCTACATCTCTAAGCACTTCTATGTTTTGAGTTACACCCTGTGCATCTATACCACCAATGTCATCTCCAAGAATTACCGTTCCTTCTGTCTTTGGTACCTCTTTAAAACCGTCAGTCTCAAACATAGCTATTACGCTAGGGTAGTACGACAAGGCTTCAGCAAAGTTAGCGTCACCTCCAAACCTGTCAGGCTCACTAAATACAGCTACCCATGAGACTGATAAAGCCCCTGCGTTTAACAAGTCTATATGTATTTTAGCTAGACGTTCTCTAGGGAAGGGCCAACCCCCCTCTGCTTGTATATCCTCTTCGGTAAGGTTAAGCAGTACTATAGCGCCTGTAGGCTCCTCTGTTTTAACAAAAGCATCGAAAGTACGTAGCTTTATAACTTCAACTAGTGTGGGTTGGTATAGTAAAGCAGAGAACAGGAGCGCGGTAATAAAACCTATGATTGTCTTTTTCATGCCCACAAATCTACTATACTACCAAGCCTAGTCAGTGGGAATCCATACTTGTACCGCTTGTATCTAGCAAAACTTTTCATTATCCCTCCTGCAATATTCTTATGGTAGAGTCGCCACCGTTGATCTTAATGACGTTAGATATCCCATCTTGTATTAGTATTACCGTGTAACCACCTGCTGTATCTAGGTCTAATCGGCTGTACTCACTAACACTACGTATTAAACTAATAGTCTGGCCTGTAATTAGCGTTGTTATCTGTGTATCTGCATCTGTACCTAACACGGTGCCTGTAACAGTAACACCGGAGACTTGTGCTAACTTGTCTTCTTCCTCTGCAATACCCAGTGCGTCTAGGATGTTTAACAAGTCCTCAAGGTAATTAACGTCTAAGAAGTTTATGTCTAGTTCTGTAAACTCCAAGCTATCTTCTGCTAGTAAGTCCTCCGCAAGATAGTCAATGTCTAGATCATTAAAGTCTAGTATGTTCGCAGTCTTAACTGTTCGTTCTTCTGATATGACTACTTCTTTTTTAGGTGGTGTAACAATAAGCATGTTGTCGATGAAGTCGAGCGTTAGGTCTAGGATGACAGGTTTGGAAGGGGCAGACTCATACACTGATACAGTAGTTGCTTCATAAGGTTTATTTAGTAAGACCGTACCCATAGCAGTAATAACTTCTATCTCTCCACTCGATACACCGTACTGGTCGGGCAATAAGATAATAAGGCTACGCCCCAACTCGTCTACTGTTGCAGTAAAATCAGTCCCGCGAATTGCGATATCCGCCGTTGGGGTTTTGAGGGATATGTTACGTCTGTCTATCTTCCCTAGTTTACCTGTAATAAACCGTGCAGTACCCAGTCCAAAGGTAAGTGCCATCTTTGATTTAGAAGGGTCTGGGTCGTAGATATACTCATCAATCGTTAGCTGGGAGTGTTCAGTGAGCTTTACTGTAGAGTCATCTAGAAAAGTAATAGCCATCCTACCATTACTGGTGACAGCTTCGTCGTTGGATTGTATGGAGAAAGCTAGGTCTGCTGTGTTATCTAGCGCCCCTCTTTTAATCTGAGCGTACCCCGATACTTCAGACACGCCACCTATATCAGCAACCGAGGCTTGAACCTTGGTCATTTTGAATAACACAAAGAGTACCATTAGAGCCAACAGAAATAATCTTGAGCCAATCATTATCTTGGGTACTCAGTTGTTGTATATTAAATGTTCTTGATCCACCCGTTTGATCTAGGTAAAAGTAACCTCCTGCGGACGCAGTAACACCTGCACCTGTATATGTTAACGTGTTATCAGAACCATCAATATCAACATAGTTAGTGGCACCGTCAATGTTAATGTTAGAGGTAATCGTGTTGTTAGAACCTTGTATTGTCCAGTCTAAATCTAAGGTAGCCGCTAGTGCTGAAGTTCCTTGGTTTAGGGTAAAGGTGTTACTACCACCTGTTACATTAACTTGATGGTTGCTTGAGTCAGCGCCGTAAGTATTTGAGGGGTCTACTTGAATGGTAAATAGGTTGGTTGACCCCGTAAAGTTGTAGTTGCCTGTAAACGAGTCAGCCCATATGTCACCAAAGAACTTGTTGGTTGCGCCAATCATGTTGATGTCTAGGGTCATCCCTGTGCCATCTAGGTCAAGGGGGTTCAAGCTACCCGCTGAAGAACTAAGACCTCCAATCAAGTTAGATATGCCTAACTGCTCAATATCAATGTTTGCTGTAGCCCCTGACTGATCTATGTATATCTCGTTATCAGCACTATAAGCAACACCTACAAAAACACAGCTCAAAATTAATATGATCTTATTTATCTGTCTCATAAGCCCAAAACCTCCGTTCATACCCAATATTAATTAGTTCTAATACCGCTCCTTCAATGGCTTTCATCAAAGCTATGGTAGTAGACTCATTTCTAGAGTTACCTAACTCTACCTCAACAAGCTCCGTACCCATCTCTCTAAACCTAAAGATGTCCTCAGATTGCCCGTAACTAAATACGGTTTTCTGGCTAAGTACTTCTATTAATATCTCGCCAGTTGCTACTGAGACCATACGCAATGAAATTGTAATATTGTCTTTCCGGTACTGTGCGCTCTTACCTATTCCTAGATACCTAGCACCCATACCGCCAGTAGTCAAGTTAGTATCATACGCTATTACAGCACCTTCTAGCAATACACCCGCAAACAGCAGTGGTGGCACGCCTTTACTCTCACTATCCTCTGGCATTTGCTCTCTTGCAGACCGTATAAGCTGTCTTTCTTTGGTAAGGTTGTCTAGCCCCACTCGCTCTACTACACGAAAGAATTTACCATTTGAAGCATGTTTTAAAGCACGGATTAGTAGCGCACTGGGCTGTTGGGTTACAGCCGTTGAGAACAACGCAAAGGAGCTGTTGCTCTTTCTTTGACCTGTTTGATCTGTAAACGAGTTAGGGTATATAGCTACTATAGGTTTAACAGAAGGGGATCGTACGTTTAATAAGTCTACTGACTGTAGTTTTCCTATCTTAACTACATCATTATCCTTGAACCTTTGCTCATAGGTATCGTCAAATTGGTCAATAATTGAACAACTAGAAGTAAAAATCGCCAACAGGAAGGGTAATCTCAGTAACATTTCCATCTGCATCCGTAATCGTTAGAGTAATAAAATCACCATCAATAGTGTATTCAATAGTATTACCTTCTAACTCTATTATACCGCCAGTGCTTGCGGTCTCTCCAAACAGGTTGTTTACTAGCTGCCTGCTTAATTCTGCATAAATACGAGACTCAAGGTTCCTTATAAACCTTGCTAGAGTAGTGTTCTCCGCATCGCGCTCAAGTTCTTCTTGGTACGCTTTAATCTCAGCAGCTATGTCGGCCTTACGGTTAAACTCTTGGTTCTCAATCGTTAAGTAATGCGATGATGTGTTTTGACCATTAAAGCTAGGGGACTTAAACTTGTGCGTTATGGTGTCTGCGGTAACTGGTATCCAGATCAAGGCCGCTAATAATACGCTAATCTTTGCGTTGGTCATCTCTATCTGCCTTTGCAATTCTATCGGTCTGTAGCAACTGAGGTACGCCCAGTACGGTCTTTAACAGGACATCCTGCCTGATAATCTCGTTATCAACAGAGCGCACACGGTCTATAAGCGCAATTAATATCCCATGCTGTCCGTCTAACTTGCCACCTAACCGCTCTTCTAGGTGGGCTATTTGCTCTACGAGCTTGTCATCTAGCGTATCAACCTTGGTTTCTAGACCATCTATAATACGATTAATGAGCTTCCAGATAAACATACCCAAGCCCAACGCGGCGGCAATAGGGAAGCCCACCTCGTTAATTAGCTTGATAACCGTGTCCATCAGTTACTGTTTCGCTTTTGGCCCTAAAAAAGCCAATTTTTCCA